GATTTTTGAATTAAGTTTAATTGATTTTAAACTTGCTTTAGTTATATCAGCATTTTTATCAGCAATAGATTTAACTATATCTTGAAATTCACTTTGATACTTTTTATCTTCATCTCTAATATTATTTTGCTGTATTTTTACTTTTGGATCTTTTTTTAAATCAACTATTGTTTTAGTAATATCTCCAGTGCTTTTATTCTTTTTAAAAAGTCTTCTATAAGACCTTTTTACACCAGATATAAATTTACTTGCTAATTTTGTATATCCTGATAAAATTATTGCTCCTGCCCATCCTAAAAGGAGACCAGCTCCAGCATATCCAATAATAGCTGCTGCTAAAGTAATTGGATCTTCATTAAGCATTTGTTCTGCATAAGCTTTTTCTTCTCTTAATTCAACATATTCTTTAAAACTCTTCATATTATTTCCTTTTATACTTACTATATATCTTTACATTATAGATTTAATAATTTATCCTATAAATTTAAAAGTCCAACCCTTATGATGTTTCCTTTTACCTTTTAAACAAGAATTAATACTTTTCGCAGATAAATTGTATTTTTTTCCAAACTCAATTTGATTAAATCCTTTATATTCAATACCATCTGGAGATATTGCTATAAAAGGTTTACCTCCAGTTTCTTTCGAGCGCTGTTCTGGAGTTTTGCTGTTAATTGTTTTCATCAATGATATATAAGATTTTTTTGAAATTTCTTTAGAAACTCCACCATAAAAATTATTATCTTTTCCATATCTTTTAGGCGGTTGAGTTCCTCCTCTTATCATGTTTGTTAAATCTTTCATATTAATATCTATTAAATATTCTTCTATCTTTAATATTTTATTCTCATCATTACTTGTGAAAAGATATTTTATTATATCTTTTCTATTATACCCTAAAGATATTAATTTGTTTATTTTATTATCTTTATATGGATTTTCTCCTTTAGAAGATGGCCAAAAATGTGATTGTGCTCTTTTTTTAGATCCTTTACCTATATAAAAAGGAATAGAGTTTCTTGGGTCTATTAATTCATAAATATAATATTCCATAATTTATCCTATCAGAAACTCATAAACATTTGTGCTTGATTTCCAATTTGCTTTTAAAGCTTCCTTCTCTTCTTTTCCAGCTGCTATTAATTCACTACCATTAAGCTGCAACATACCGTCACCCCCAGGAACCGAGTTTCCAAATGTGCTACGAATTCCACCTAATACAATTTTTGCTTCAGCTAAAGTAAAATCTTTAATTTGTTGATTATTAACTATTTCGCTTAAAGTTAAAGCTGCTTTATATTTAATTCCTACCTTTAATGAAGAAGGAGGTGTTGGATATAAAAATAATTTTCCATTTAAAAATTCCCATGTTATTTCTGTATTCAATATCATATTCACGCCTTTTGTTGCGACTAAAGCGATATGATAATCAGCAGCATTTGCCATAATTCCTGTGCTATCATATATTGCTTGAATATAAATATTTGCCATTAAATCACTTCTACCATTATAATATGCAAGTGGATATCTTGGAGCTAAAACGATTTCTGTAATATTATCTGCGCCACCTACCATAGGAGGTAAATCATAACCAGCAGAAGCAGAGCCTGTAAGATTTATCATTTCTATATCTTCTGAAAAATTTCTCCATTTATTATAATGATATACAGCAGATGCTATACAATTATCTATTTGTTCATCTGTTAATTCAACTGGAACCAATGGAGCTCCTAATGAACTTCTTATATAACTATATAATACAGAATAATCTGAAAATTCGCTTATTATTTCTGAATCAGCACCTAAATCTGTAGAACCTTCAGTATCCCATATTAAATATAAGGCATCATTTGAATCAGCATGATCAATTGAAACCATAGCATCATTTCCAGTATTTGAACTTAATAATACTAAACGTCCATTTCCATCATCAGAAGCAGGAGCAAGCCCCGTAATATTAGCATCATTTATAGATTGTTTAATTTCATCAAGTGTGACAGCAGAAGTATCTACTGCTGCGCTTGAGACATCTACTACTACACTTCCATAATTAGTTGTTATTTCAACAGAATTATCTGTTGATAAATCAACAGTTCCAGATAAAGAAACTGTTCCTGTTATATAAGCTGCTGCTTCATTTCCTATTTCTGTTATAATAGAAAATTCATCTATCCATACATTTTCATAACCATCTGTATGAAAGAATACTCTTACATCTAAATCATAATTCTCATTAAAAAACAAATTAGGGAATTGAGTTTCAAATATATCAGTTGAAGTAGATTGTAAGAATGTTCCATCAGAAGCTCTCCAAGAACCTGAAAAATAATAATACCAAGTATTTCCTATTTTTACAATAAAGTTTGTTCCAATAGAAGATTTTATAGTTAAGTCTGTTACTTCATTTTCTTTAAATCCATCACCAAAGAAAATGTCTATATATGGATTTTTTGTATCATATGGAGTTAATGGAATAGTTGTTGGAGTATAATTTTTAGTATGACCAAAAGTATTTTTTAATATTACTTCGTCTATTTTATGAAAATCAGTTGCATCAATTCCTTGAAGAATTAATTCATTTGATGAATTTGTTCTTGTAAATCCTGTAAGAAATAAATGTTTCAATTTGCCAGAAATAAATAATTGTCCTATGCTTTCATTCCAAGACAATTCAAATTCATAATATTCAATTGAGCTATTAGACCAAATTCCTGCATCTTCATCTACTATTAAATTACCAGAGCTATCATACATTTTTATTAATATATGGCTATCTGTATTATGTGTTAAAATTATTGCATTGTTTAAATTGCCTGATGGTGCTAATTTAAAGAAATCTATATCTACTGTTGGAGCATTTGGGACAACTGCTTCTTCTACTCCACCCATTAATGTTATTAAAGATTCTCCAGAGTCAGGTTCAAATAATTCAACTGATTGCCCTAATACTTTTGATATAACTTTAATTTTTAAATTATCATATACAACATTTGCTTCTGATTCAATTGCAATTGTTAAAGCATTATAAACATCTGCTTTTGTTGCTCCAGCATCAAGAGATATTGTAAAACTTCCTTTAGAAACTCCACCAACTGATAGTTTAAAATTATAATCTGTAGTAGCAGAAACAACTCCTGGATCTTCATTAACAAATTTTTGTTCTCCATATGCATTATCAAATCCTGAGCTTAATCTAAAGGAAATCATTCCTTCTTCTTTTAAATTAGTAAATCCCTCATATCCATAGACAATAGAACCTTTAAGATTACAATGCTGAGTTAATCCAAAAGAATCAAAATCTGCTATTTCTGGAGCTCCTATTAAAGTAGGAGTTGGTTCTCCTGTTGTATATTGAGCATCTAATGTTCCATTGTAATTAGCTAAAAATATTAAATCATCTGAATATTTTTTAAGTTCAATTCTATCATTTGTTTTAAGAAACTTAGTTTCATCACTGTATTCTATTCTTCTGAAAGTTTCTTTAGTCATTTTTTAGTCCTTATATAAATTATCATCTGTAATTATCTTTACTGATTTATATAAGGTTTTATTAAAAGCTACTGTAGTAGATTTAAATCTACGCTATTGTATATTATTAACGAGCAAAATTTTGCTCCATCTTCACGAGCAAAATTTTGCTTCATGTAAGGTAAATAGTAAAGATAAAGCATATATTTGACAAAAAAAGAATAATTTGTTATAATTTTTAGGAAGGATATAATATGTTAAAATTTATAAAGTATACAGTAATAATTATACAAATATTAGTTATGGCTTTTTTATTTATTAAAACTGATTTAGTGTATACAGGAGAATTAAATAAAAATTCAGTTTTAAATAATAAAATAGTATCTTTAAACACAAAGATAAAAAATGATGAAATTAAATATAAAAATACAATAATGAAGATAGTTAAGAATGTAAAAATGACAGATTCTTATTTATTTATGGGTGGTGCCTCAAACAAAGAAGAAGATTTCAATTTAAAGTCATATGAAAAAGTTCTTACACATACTAATAATTTTACAGAACTGCTTAAAAATTCAAACAATTTTTTTGATAATAGGACAGACTATTATAAAGATTTACCTAATATTTGGCCTCTTTTTAGCACACATAATATTATTATAACATCTGGATTTGGAGATAGATTTGATCCTTTTACTGGAAAAATATCTTTAGTCCCTCATGAAGGTATAGATTTAGTGACAAGATATGGAGATCCCGTAATAGCTACAGCTGATGGTATTGTTGTAGATCATTGGATTATGAATAGAATTTATGGAAGATATGTTATTATTCAACATAAACATAATATAAAAACTTATTATGCACATATGTCAAAAGTTGTTGTTCATGAAGGGCAAAAAGTAGTAAAAGGTGAAGTAATTGGATATCTTGGAGATAGTGGACATTCAACAGGGCCTCATTTACATTATGGTATAAGTCAAGATGGTGTATATAAAGATCCTATATTATTTTTACGTGAACAATCTATTAAGAAGAAATAAATTTCTTGACAAAAAAAGAATAATTTGATATAATTAATTAACTGATATAATGGGGGAAAAATGAAAGAATATTCAAAGCTATATTTTGATATACAAAAAAATGTAAGTGGTAATTTTGATATAGAAGCTATTCAAAAAGGAATTACAAAAAGTATATCATCAGAACCTTCTACGTATGAAGATTTAAAAAAAGAAGTTAGAAGAGTTATAAGATTAACTAAAAATAATATTTTTATAGATGATACTCGACATTCTCTTTTTGTTTATGGAGAAACAGGTTCTGGAAAATCTGAGATTATTAAACAATTAGCAGAAGAAGAAAATGGAATATATCATAAACTTGAAATTCAAAAAGTTCCTATTGAAGAATTACAAGGATTTCCTTATTTACACAAAAATAAAAAAGAACAAACAGTTGTTAGATTAGCGCAACCAACAGTATTACCTCCAACTGATGATGATTCTTTATGGATTCTTCATTTAGATGAATATAATAAAGCTGATACTGAAAGTATGTCTGCTGTAATGAATTTAGTTTTAAATGGAGAAATTGGAGGAAGTGCAGATTATAATGAAAAAACAGGTAAGTCAGAAAAATATAAATTGCCTAAAAGAACTGTTATAATTGGCTCTGGGAATAGGAAAATACAGAAAAATGTTTCATCTTTTAATTCAGTTAATAATTTTGATACTGCAACTGCTGAAAGATGGCATAGAAATATTTATATAGGATATAATGCTCCTAGTTGGTTAAGATCATTTGCATTTAAAAAATTTAAATGGACAGAAGAAATTACTCTTCCAACAAGAATTCCTTCTATTCTTTGTTATTATATTTTTGATAAATTTATGGAAGAAGGAAAAGTTGATGCTCCTTTTTTAATTCCTAAAAATAATGAAGCTGATAACGAAGAAGATAATGATAGCGAAGGAGATTCAACTATGTCTCCTAGAGCATGGACATTGGTTGCAAATAATATGATTTTTGATATGGTAGAAATGTGGAAAGAAGAGGATGTAAAAGAAAAAACTTTCGCAGAATTTTATCAAAATCCTAATGTTCAAATAAAAGCATTAATAAATAATGTAAGTGAATTTGGTATCAAAAATGGGGTAGAGATTGTAAAAGATATAATTGGTAAGTATGCATATTTTGCTGAAAATAGAGTATTACCTGAAGATGTTTTATTTGATTATGTAAATGTTCGTGACAAAATTAAGAAATTATCCGAGAAAAAAGGAGCTATGTTATACCTTATGCTGTCTGTAGCGCACTCAATTAAAGAAGTTGATAGTTGGGATGAAAAAGATGGTGTAAGATTGCCTGCATTGAATTTATCAACGTTTATAACAGATACAGATATTCCAGCAGAAGATTTAACAGTATTTATTTATGAATTAAAAAATACTAATACAGAACCTGCTAAAGAATTAGGAGAAATGTTATATAGTATAAATGATAGATATAAAAATTCTTATCAAGGATATTATTATACAAGTGATCAAGAATTATTTGATGTTCAAAAGAAAGAGGCTGTAGTATGATTTGGAGTAAAGTGGCATCAATAGCATTTTTAGTATTTTTAAGCGATGAGTAAATGTCAGATGATTTTAATTATAATAAAATTGATTGGAAGGTTCCAATTGAAAGATCTTTATTAACAAATAAACGCATTGATAATTCTTCAATGCGTTTATATTTAATTTTGCTTAGTTATGCTAGAGATAAGATTACAGCTTTTCCATCAAGAGAAACTTTAGCAAAAGATTTAGGATGCTCTGTAAGAAACATAGATTTATTAAAGAGGAAATTAAGAGAAAATAATTTGCTAGATTGGAAAACAACTGTCGTGAAAAATAAAAAGCATAATACTTATTATTTATTAAAATATGAACCTATAAATAAAAGTGTTAAAAAAGATTTTTCAAAAGCAAAAATTTTACCTATAAAAGAGAATACTAATTATGGAAGAGTAGTTTATAATTTTAAAAAATCTTATATGGATATTTGTAATAATATACCTAAAAATTTAAGAGAACATATTCAATCAGGATGGATTAATAATAGTAATTATAATATGACAAAAGGAGATAAAAAAAATTTAGAACAATATTATAAAACTTATGGAGCAGATGGATTAAAAAAATTGGAGATTGGTTTTAAATTTTTAAGAAGTTATTTAGAAGATAAAATAGAATATGGATTGTTTTATAATACTGATGGAAGCGAATTAGTTCCTACTATTAGTTTATTTATAAAATCTAAATTACAACATGATGGAATTATAGAATGGGCAAAACATAATTTAAAAATAATGCTTAAAGAAAATAAAAATTTGCAGTAAGGAGTTTATAGATGAAGATAACTAAACAAATAGATAGTATATTATATGATATTGATGGAAAAAGCTTGGACGAGTTGATACAATGGGCTAATGAGCAAAAAAAGGAATATTTTCAATATGATAGATTATACTTAGAGCTTGACTCTTATTTAAACCAACCTATATTATCTCTTTATGGTGAAAGAGAAGAAAATGGAATGGAACTACAAGCTAGATTAGCAAGGAAGAAAAGTATAGAAACCTTTAATAAGGCTGAAAGAAGAAAATTGTGGCAGCAATTGAATAAGGAGTTTGTAAATGAATAAAATAGATGATTGGGCTTATGAACATATGCCTACATTTCTTTATAGATTGCCAAGTAATATAAAAGATATATTTTATAATATACAATATTTATTACAATTAATTTTTAGAAAAAATCATGTTCCTGACCGTCAGGTTTGGAATGCTGGATATTATATTGTAGAATATGCTTATCCAAGAGTTAAAGCATTTATTGAATCTGAAAGAATGGGTTTCCCAGCAGAATTTTCAAATTACTCAGAAGATGAAGGATGGGAATCTAAAGAGCAATATGACAAAGCAATAAAAGATGGTAAAATAACAGGTGGAGGACAAGAAGCATGGAAGAAAATTTTAAATGAAATTCTTTTCGCTTGTGAATACACTATTCATAATGATGGTAAAGAAATAAAAAATTTTTGGGAAAAATGGGATTTAGAAGATCCTCATGAGAAAAAAGAAAGTAATAAAACAGAATCTTTTATTAATGGCAAACCATTTTATTATAATGTTAAACTCGATATGACTTATCAGCAAAGAGCACAAAAGGGTCTTGAGTTATTAGGAAAATATATATTAAATCTTTGGGATTAATTATATAAATTAAATTTTTAGGAGAACAAATGAAAGAGAAATTTTTAGATCAAGGATTTGTTGAACTTGTAGATTATATTGGAGATGATTATAGAATATTACAATCAGCAAGAGTTTCGACTGGAGGAATTGCTAAAAAAGGAGATAAACAAGATAGAGGTTTAATTAGATATTTATATAAAAATAAACACATGACTCCTTTTGAGCAAGTAGTATTTACATTTCACGCAAAAATTCCTAATTTTATAGCAAAACAATTCCTTAGACATAGAACTTTTAGTTTTAATGAATATAGCCAGAGATATAGTGAGGTAGATGAAAATAATTATTATATTCCAGAAAATTGGAGGATACAAGGATTAACAAATCATCAAGGAAGCGGAAAAGCTTTTAATAATGAAAAAAACAAGCAATTAACTTTTAATTATAAATCTAATATGACTAATACTTTTAGCTTTTATGAAGAGCTTCTTGAAGATGGTGTAGCAAAAGAAATGGCAAGAATGGTCTTACCATCTTCTACATATACAGAACTTTATTTTACTGTTGATTTAAGAAACTTGTTGCATTTTCTTGAATTGAGATTGCATGAGCATGCTCAATATGAAATAAGAGAGTTTGCAAAAGGAATAAAAAAAATACTTTATAATATAACTGATCTTGTATGGACTATGGAAATATTTGATGAAATGACAGAACTTAATTGGAAAATACAAGAGAAATTAACTGATAATATTGAAATAAAAAGAATGATAGCAGCTTTGGATTTACTACAAAAAGATTGACAAAAAAAGAATAATTTGTTATAATTAATTAAGAGAATAACTTTTAATGGAGGAATAGTGGCTCGACCAGAAATAATTTCTAAATTATCATTTTATCTAATGGATAAAGAACCTCTCATCTATTTGTTTATAATCAATTCTGATTTTATACAAAATGATGAGTTGTTAGGGGACGGGTTTGCTGGAGTAAATTATAAAAATAATAGAGTTCAATTTTATTATTCAAAGAATTTTCTTGAACTCCCATTAGAAGAATTATATTTTGTTTTAATTCACGAATCACAGCATATTTTTAAGCATCACCTTAGTATACATGAAAATTTAAATGATGGTAAATTAAGAAATATAGCAGAAGATGCAATTATAAATACTGAAATAGAAAGTATGAAATTTTTAGGGTTAACTCCTAAAATGCCAACAGAAGCAAAAGGTTTTACTGTTCCAAAAGAGTTTTCAAATTATTATTATTCTATAAAAGAAGATGCTAATACTACACCAAGATTATATAATTGGTATCAACAAAAACAAACTAATGATAAAGAAAGTTTTCTTATAAAAAATAAATATTGCAAAATAATTAGTACTGGTGAATATGCTAAAGTTTCATATAAAGATAACGATGGTCTTGTAGTAATTAAATATCCTGAATTAGAAAAACTATATGATGATTTTAATAATGGCAATTATCCAGATGGAGGATATTCAGAAGAAAAAGTAGATAATTTAATTCCTGTAGTTTTAGCCGGAGGTGAAGTATCTTTTAACTCTGGGGTTAAACAAGATTGGGAATATGAATTTCATGGATATAATGATCCAGAAATACCTGATGAAGGTGATAATGAAGTAAATGAAAATATTATTTCTCAAAAAGTATTTACTGAAAATTTAGTTAAAAAAGCTACAGCTATGGTTGAAAGTAATGATGCTTTAAAAGCAGCACAAAAAGCAGCAGGAATTAATAAAGGAAATTCTATGATAGCTGCTGTAAATAGAATTTTAAAATCTAATGTTAATTGGAAAAAAGAATTTAAGCAAGGGTTAAATATTTATTTATCAGATAGAGGATTTGTAAAAGGATTTAAACAAAGTTATATTACTCATTTATTAAATCCTAGAAGTAGATACGGGATACTTGGAAAACATAAAATGAGAACTATTACAAAGCAACAAAATTATATTATTATTGCAATTGATACAAGTGGTTCTTGTTTTTATGATGATTATGATAAAGAAAGATTCTTTACTGAAATTGATTCAATTGCAAAAGAAATGAATTTCAATTCTTCAGGAAAAGTTTATACTTTAATGTGGGATACTTATGTTTCTTCTAAAGAAATGTATGAATATAATGTTGGTGATTGGAAGAATTACAAATTAACAGGTGGTGGTGGAACTAACCCTAAAAGAATATTTAATTGGTTAGAATATAGAACAGAAAATAATAATAAATCTATGATAATGAAATTAAATGAAAAAGAAAATTTATTTATACCAGATAAAAAGAAATTGCCTTTTTTATTAATATTAACTGATGGATATTTTTATAGTAAATTACATGAAACTGATTTAAAATTTTATAAAGAAGATAAAAAAAGTGTTATGTTTATAACACGCACAGATAAAGATTTATATAAAGGAGCTAAAAAGGTGCTATATAAATGAGTGATATAATAATTAAAGCTAATTTAAAAGGAATATTACCAATTAGAAATAGCGGATATTATATAAAAAAATTCATTGAAGAGCCATCTATAAATAATAAAATCTCTATTTCTAAAATATCAATTTATAATAGTTCTTTTGATTCAGAAGATTTTATTTTTAATAAAAAAGGGAATAATTATAATAATGGTTATAATTATGGTAATTATGGGTATTAACAAAAAATCATTTAATAAATTTATTACTATTAAATATAATAATGGGGTATCTTTTATGTATGAAATTAAATCTTCTAATGTTTCAAATATAATAAATAATTTAGAAACAGATAAAATTAAAATTTTAAATTCGTCTAAAAATAGTTATCTTGTAAAACTTTATGAGGATAGTATTAAAGATGATTTTATTTATTAATAAAAAAAGATTGGAGATTTAAATGGATATTTATCATATTAAAAAGAAAGAAACAAATTATAAAAATTATTCTGCTTTATTAAAAAAATGGATGGGGTTTGGAGCAGAAATAAATAACAAAACTTTTAAATCTTCAGATTTAATGAAATTTAAATCTAATAACATTATAATAAATAAAAGTAAAAGTTCAGAAGAATTGATAACACTTAAAGATTCTTTTTCATCGCTTACAAGTATTTATACTGGAAAAACTAATAAGGAGTTATATTAATGGATATGCTAAAATGGGTAATTGATACATATGAAAAAGAGCTTACAAAATTTTTTGAAGGGGAAAAGAATTTAACAGTTAGCTTTTTTGCTGATAGCGATGAATTAGTAGATGAAATAATTAAAGAAGAAAAAAATTGTATTAATTATTTTCAATTCAATATAAAAATACTTCAAGATTATAGTATAAAAGAAGAAGAAAATAATTCAATATCAGATATTAATTATTGCACTGTTGATAATTATAAATTTATTAAAATTGTTACACCTTTTACTATGGAAAGAGCTTATGATTTTTTGATAGGTAAATCTAGTGAAATGGAAGAAATACTTAGGATACTTAAAATTAGAGAATCTAAAAAGAATTTCAATTATAATAATAATTTTCCAATAATAGGTTTTAATTTTGATGAAATAGAATCAGAGACAATTAAATTTTTAATGAATGAAGATTTTAGAAAGTATTGCAGCTCTAAATATATTAAGCTTAAAAGAGGAATAATACTTCAAGGCGGGCCTGGAACAGGTAAAACAATGACTCTTCAATGGCTTAGAAATAAAGCAGGAGAAAACGGAATATCTTATCGTCAGTTTAAAGATGTAAAAGAATTTTTAGAAGATGTAGATGATTATTATTCAAAGGGTAAAAAGATTTTTGTATTTGAAGATTTTGATGCTGCTTTAATGGAAAGAGAAAATACAGGAAAAACTCCTAATCAGATATTAGGAAAAGTTCTTAATACTCTTGAAGGCGTTGAAGAAATTAATGATGTAGTTTCTATATTTACAACAAATAATATAAATGTTTTTGATAGCGCATTTATCAGACCAGGAAGAATAGATAAAGTAATTAATTATGACCTTCCAACTAAAAAGGAATATTTAGAATTTTTTGAAGCATATATTCCAGACGAAAAAGAGTATTTTGTTAGAATGGTTGAACATTTAGAATTTTTGAATACTGATGTTTCATATGCTATTCTTAAAGGAATATGTGATGATATAAATATTTATAAATTTTCTGGAAAAGAACTTACAATTGAAAAAATAATAAATATAATTAAAGAAAAAGTAACTGGAGCTAATAAAAATAAAGAAGTAAAAAAAATTACTGATTTTACTTTGTAGGGGAATAAAAAAAATTAAGTAAAGATAAGGATGTAGAAAATGTTTAAAGAAAATAATTCAAAGTTCTATACGTCTAAAATGGATTCTGAAAGGTTAGAATATTATAAAAATAATGATGTAATAAAACTTTTAACAAAAAAATATCCTAATTTTCAAATGGGATATATACCAGAGCATTATGATGTTGCATTTATATTAATTGAAGAAAATATTGATGATTCTTTTCAAGATATATGGAAAATTGTTTTCTTCAAAAAAACATTAAAAAGTTCAACTGGAACTATCACATTAGATAATATTGACCAATTGAATGATTCTAAAAGTGTTTATGAAGTTTATAAAACTTTAGATGGTAGCTTTGAAAATGTTATAAATATTTCCTGCGATTTAATAACTAAACATAAGGCAAATATTCAGGAAACTAAAAATGGAGATAAAACCAGTTAAAAAACCAATACTATATAATAAGATACAAATATATATGCTTGAATGCCTTTTAAATGAAAATAAAGATATAAATATATCTGAAAATGAAAAACTCTTGGAATATATAAAAAAATATTCTAAGAGTTTTCGTGATTTATGGTTAAAATATGAAAATGATTAACGTATTTCTTTAAGAGCAAAACTTGAACCAACAGTTGTTGTTGATTTTGATAAAGCTCCAGCAATTGCTGGTGTTAAACCTAATTGAGCTAATACTGCTCCTAATCCTAAAGAAATTGCTCCTAAACCGATTTTTTTAAATAATCTTTTAGTTTCATCTTTTTTTAATTTAGCAATTAATTGTGAATTTTCATAATTAATTTTTTTAATCTTCTCTTTAGATACTTTCTTGTTAGTAGTTTTTTTAGAATAATTATCTTCAATAACTTTATATTCATCAGCTAATCTAATAATATCTTTTGCTAATCCTTTTAAACCATTTATTTCAGTAGATGACGCTGGAGATGATTTTTCTGCTTTAATAAGTTTATTATTAATTCTTTCAGCATATTTATATAATCTTTTACTTTTCTTAAAAAATTTTAAACCTTCTTCAATATAATATTCTTCTGTTAAAGTATATTCATCATATGCTTTATTGAATTCATTTAGTTTCATTATAAATTCCTTATTTTTTATTTATAATTATCTTTACAAAACAAAAACATTATTCCCGCAATCCCAAATTCTATCATATCCATTTAATAGCATATTTTGGCTTTCTGTTAAATCATTATTAAAATTTTCTAAAATAGAATTTAATTTATGTTTTTGAAATTTAATTCTATTATACTTAATATTATTTTTTATATAATAATAATTTGGAGAAGAAGAAAGTAATGTTTTAAATCCATTATTTTCATATATTTTTCCATTGAAATATCTTTTATCACTATATGTTATTATTTTTCCACTTTGATTTGATTTAAAATATTTTAATAATTTTGCAAATCCACCAACAACTGATGTGTTTAATTTATTCGCAAACCTTAATAGTTCCCAATCATAATTTTTATTAAATCTTGATTTGCCAAAAGTTAATAAAGAAACTAATTCATCATTATAATATAACCCTAGTCTAATTTTCCCATTTACTTTTCCTTGTAAATGATTATTTTCAAGAAAAATTTTTGCTTCTCTATTTTCTACTTCTTTAATAATACATTTTCTGGCATAGATTTTATTATCAATTATTCCTAATCTTACTCTTAAAATTGATTTAATTATTTCTTTTTTATCAAGCCATTCATCTTCAAAAATATGTATTAATTGTATATTCTTTTCATTACATTTATTTGTTTTATCTAAATGATAGTTTTTATCTTTTCCTTGACTTTCACTATGCCAGTATAATCCATCAAATTCTATCGCTAAATTATAATCAGGTAAATAAATATCTAATTCTTTACCATCAAGAATAGTTCTATCATTTTCAATAACATTTTTTATATTTAAAGATTTTATAAAATCAACAATTTCTTTTTCTGCGATAGAAGATGAGACTGGATAACATAATGGACATCTAGGAAGGTGCCCATTTAAAGACGCAGAAAATTTTGTATTACATTTATCATGAATAAAATTGTATTTTATATTTTTACCATTTACTCTTTGACCTATATAGTCTTCTAATGTAAATAAAGGAGTATATCCGTTTTCTATTATTCTTTTATATAGGTCAGGAAGTAATTTTATCCTTTTTGTTCTTTGCCTTTTCTTTATTACCGAATTAATTTTAGAAGCATTATCTACTCCATCTGATTTTAACAATGAGTTTTTCATTAACTGTATATTGTTATTTCTTTTGCTAGCTTCTCCAATTTTTTTCTTTATTTCTTCTGTATGTTTTTTATGTGATAAACATTCAGAACAAAAAAATCCATTAATCTTTATTCTTCTCTTTTGTTTCTTTGTTTCTTTTCCGCATTTTTCACATTTAAAATAAACATAATAATGATTGCCTGCTTCTTCTAAATTTCCATCAAAAATTTTACCATTTGTTTTTAATATTTTAATAATATTCATATAATTATATTAACATATTATTCTTTTATTGTCAATAAAAAAAACCCTACTCGTTTGAGTAGGGTTAATCTATGTTAAACTAACTTAAAAAGTTAAGTTGTTAACAGTAAGTTTAGAATAAAAATATTCACCACGAACAACTTTTGTAACTGCATATCGAGAGAAGAACCCTCTAATGCTGTTAAAATTGTCTGGATGTGTAACAGTATTACTCATCCAATTTGTGTAAGGTGAATAAACAACACCAGCACCATAAGTAGAAGAAGTGCTCTTATAACCCATAAGAATTTCACTAGATGTATTATTTGGGTCTACATAAACTTTAAGTCCATTAAGTTGTCCAACAAGTTGAATATTCATTCCATTATTTGCAATTTCGCCTTTGAAAGAAGGAAGCATTGCTAAAACTGAAGCAATTTGTGGTGAAACCACTGCCCAGTTTGCTGCACCCTGTCTATTATACTGAGCAACTTTTGCACCAGCCATAGCCATTTTTTGAGCAAGAGCTCTATGTCTATCAAGGTAATTTCCAGAAGTATTATTTCCACCAGTTCCAGCACCATCACCAATTGCATCATCATCCCAATCGTGAGTAAAAGAAAGAGCAGGAATTACTTGATCGCTAATATAAGAAAGTAGCTCTCTATCAATTTCGTAATTCATTTCCATTGAAGCAACTTTTACAAGTTCACTTTCAACATCAATCTTATGGAAAGCTTTCATATCTTGTTCAGCTTCTTTTGTCCATCTGATTTTTAATTTTCTTTCAGTTGTATCAACAGTCTGACTATTGATGCTGAATTCCATCTCAGGAATTTTACTTGAACCTTCTTGATCGTAAACTAAATAAACTGTTACACCTGCCTCGCTAAATCCCCAAGGAGCTGCTGCGTTATTTCCATCAAGTAAATAAACTTCACCAGTTGAAGCATTATAACCAACATTTCCAGATCCTGCAAAAGCTGGAACACCAGCAACAACATCTGCTTGATCAAGAACAGTTGCATATGCTGAACCATCAGCTTTATAAACTTCAATTCTTTTAATTTTAAACTTAGAAACATCTGAACCAAAAAATGTTGATGTATTAGCATCAATAACTGTATTAATACCAGTTGCTGCTGTTGTAGTTACAAAAGGTCCAATTTTTTCTGATGAATAAAATGTAGCAAAAGCAGGTGAACCTTGAGCAATATTTGCTGAATATTCATCACCAGAGTTAATATTTCCTTTTGAATCTGAGAATGTATAAGCGATGTTATAAATAACACCAGTTCTAGCAACAATAGGCTGTACGGATACAATTTGGTTTGCTATAAGTGCAGGCATTACTCTTCTAATAACTGGAAAAAGAACTTTAGGAATTACGTTTGTTCCAACTGATGCTGAACCTTGAGGAGCTTCATTTAATTCTTCTTCATTAAGAAGAGATTCTAACCACCCTTCAGCTAATTGATTTTCTGCTATCATAGATTCGTAAGAATTCTGTAATACGATTGATGTGTTAACTACATCATCATTGTTTTCTATACCTTCAGTTAACCAAGACCATTTATCAACCATAGCCTTTTCTTCCTGAAGACGTGCATTTCTATCTAAATACATGTATTTATTCCTCCATATAATATATTATCTAATACTATCTTAACAAGATGGTTAAAACAATACTTTATCTAACATTTAAGCTTAAACGTTAGAGATTCCAGCGATTTCAGAAAGTAAAGAATTTACTTTTTTAACTTTTTTATCTTTACCTTTTTCTTCTTCATTTATATAAGAAGCACTATCGCCATCGCCATCGCCAATAGATTCTTCTACGTCATCTTCATCATCTTCATCATCTTCATCATCTTCATCATCTTCATCATTTTCATCATTTTCGTCATTTTCGTCATCTACATCATCTTCATCATTTTCTTCGTCTTCATCATCTTCTTCAAGATCTTCATCGTTTTCAACTTCTTTAAGACTTTCAATAAGCTCATAAAACTGTTCTGTAACTTCTTCTGAATTTCCTTCTTTAATCATAGCAAGAATAATATTTTGTGTTTTTTCAGAATAAGGAGCTATAAGGTTAGCGAGTGTTTCTGCTCCTTCTTCAAGCTCAAGAGATTTAACAAGTTTTTCATTTTCCTCTTTAAGAGTCATGATTTCTTCTGCGTAGATGTTGCCAAAATACTCTTCATTAAGAGTAGGTGCAATTAATTCTTTTACTTTTTCAAATATTTGTAACTCAGGATTTGAGTTAACCATCTCAACTAAAACTTCTGATCTGATTTCTGATCTCATTTCGCTAAGAGCTTTAACCATTTTTTGTGAAAATTCTTCTTTCACTTCAGCTTGGTATTCTCTATTAGCTTCTTCAAGCTCTTCAATTTTAGCTGCTTTTAATTCTTCAACTTCTTCTAAAAGAGTTGCATAAACTTCTTCTTTCCAAGTAGAAAGACTTTCTCTAAGTAATGCTTCATCTTCTGTAGAAAGTTCCATATGAAGTATTTCATTAGCCATATTATTTCCTCCAAATAAATTTCTATATAATATAATGTTTGTATAACATTATCTTACTTAATATCTAAAAATCAGGTTTTACAAACCTGAACCGAACACATCATTCCAAACTTTTTCAAAATTTGCTGTATGCCCTAAAACTATACCATTTTCTGTTACATCTTCTGTTACAAAATTTGGTCTTCCATCTTTTCCTGCTGATGGATCAAAAACAACATCAATTGCTTTCATTCTAAATCCAGGTTGAACTTCAACCAACCCTTCTCCTAATTCGCCTACATATGGTTTTACACCGCCAAGACCTCTAGTTGAAACTCCAAGTCTAACTCCACCATCTATTAATTTTTTTAAAGTTTTACCTTCATCTGTATCCAGAACAACCATTTCAGCAAGCACAGCACCATCTGGAGCCATTTTCAGCTTAGTTATTTTATGAGATATTTTATTAATATTTATTTTTGGTGTTGGTGGATGATCCAATTCACCTACAAATCCTCCACTTGCTACAGCTTCTTGTAATTCATTAACTGCATTTTCCATAACAGGTATTGGATAAATTCTTTTATTTTTATTTTTAGTTCCAGCACGAGAAACTATACCACGAATGTAATAACCTAATTTGTCTTTTGATGATTCAAGCAACTGATATTTAAATACATCTGTATAATCTTCTAAGAACAATTGTTCCATATCAGTCTCCTTATCTTGTTACAAAATTAATTTTTGCAAGTTTTTGTTTTGTTCTATCTACAAAAGCGGCTTTTCTTGCTTTACTTTCTTCTTTTTTTGCTGCTTTCATTTTTGCTGCTTTATTAGCGGCTCTTTTTGCTTTTGCTGCTTCTTTTTTAGCTGCTGCTTCTGCTGCGGCTTTTTTGTCAGCTGCTTCTTTATCCATTATATTTTTTCTGTTTAGATTAGCCTTTTCTACTTTAGTTTTTGATGCAGATGAAGCAACTTTTTTACTAGCTTTTGCAAGAGCTTCTTTTATTTTTTGAACTCTTCCATAGTATTTCTTTAAAACAGCTTTTGCTTTTTTTGCTGCTTCTATATTTTCTGCATGTTTAGCACTACCAAAAATAGCTTGATCAGTAGTATTCTTCATAAAAGTTTTATATGCATCTGCATATTTTTTACCAATATCATTTTGAACCATATCAACAGAAAGTCCTGCCGCTAAAATAACATCTTTTTCTTTAAAGATAGAAGGAAGAGGTTTATAAACCATTCCGCTTTTCAGCTTTTTAAGAGCTGATTTTCTCTGTTTATCATTCATCTCTTCATTGATAACTTCATTAAATAAGTCATCAGTTTCTTCAAGTAATAATTCAGTCATTAATTTATTCATCTCCTTTCTCCTTATATTGATAGAAGATAAACTGCTTCTTTAACTAAATCAGGACGAGTTCCTTCTTCTACACTACCATCAAGTTTTGCAATTATACCATCCATTTTTTCTTTGAGTTTTTCATCTTCCATTTTTTCAGCAAGTTTCTTTAATTCATCAGAAATTTTCTTAATATCTTCAGGAGCTAATTCTTTAGCAGGTTCATCAGCTGTTTCATCACCATTATCAGTTTCAGGATCTGGTTCTTCATCAGCAGTATCGACTGCTGCTTTTATTTTTCCTGCTTTTAATTTTTCAGCTTTTAATTTTTCAGCTTTTAATTTTTCAGCTTTTAATGCTTTAGCTTTTGCTGCTGGAGAGTTTTTATCTGCAAGACCATGCGCTCCAACTGAATCTCCTTCTCCTTCAAGTTCTGTAATATAAGATTCTCTTATTGAATCAATATCTTCATCTTCAAAAAGTATATCCATTCCTTTAAGCAAATCATCTAATGATTCTCTTAAATCATTATTAGATATAATTGCTTTACCAAACATAGCTTTTCTATCAGCATTATCAAGGAAAAATACTTGTGGAAATTCTTCAAACAATTTAAGGAATTTATCTTTTCCAGCTTCGACATCTTCAATAAATAATGATGCTGCTTCATTAAAACTATTTTTAAATTCTGCTCTTTTCCATAAATCAGCAGCTTTATCAATAATATTTGAATTAATAAGTTTAACCTTTTCATTCTCAAGTAATGATACTACTACTTTGTCTTTAAAATTAAAAAATTTAACTTCATTGATTGGATGTGTTTCAAGTCTTTCCTGATAAGCCTTAAAGAAGTCTTCATTTTTAATAGATAAATCATCGTTAGCTTCTGCAAGCTGTGAATAATCTATGATATCTTCAAAATTCTTTACTGCAAGAGTTTCATTTATTAATTCATTAATAAACTCTTCTTGTTCAATTACGTTTTCTTTATAAGATTCTGTTAAATCATCTATTGATGCATCTTCATCTTCAAAAAAATTCTTGATAGAATCTTTAAATCCTGATTCCTCTTTTACAAGAAAAATTTCTTCATAATTTTCTAATACAAGTGTTAATGTTTTAGGGTCAAAATGATAATCAGCTGTATAAAAACTTCCGTTTTCATGATCAAGCAAAATTACACTATCTTCATACATATTAACAAGTGCTGCGTTTGATGATTCATTAACAATTGAAGAGATAATTCTTTCCATACTCTTATTAGAGTAAAGGTTCATATCTTCAAATTCTCTTAATGACATTTCTAAAGCCATATTATTGCCTCCATATAATATTCTAAATGTATTTTTTTATTCCTCTATAAACTCGTTTAATAGTATTATCCATTATATCATCAAATGTAATAGATATATACTTTATATCTTCGTTTATATAATATTCTTTTTGTATTTTTTCTTTTAAAGACCTATTAATACACTTTGCTGTATATCCATCCGTCTCTATAATCTCTAAAAAATCCCCTCTGGTATTATCTTTCGAAAAGTTAAAAAATGGACTTTTATCTTTTTTAAATTGTCTCTTTGCTTTTTGTGAACATGCCATAGGTAATGTTAATATTTTACCTTCTATAAGCACATTTTTATTTTCTTTTAATACTTTAGTATTAGGATATATGCTTTTTTGAACCTCAAAAAATTGACCTTTTTCAAATTTTGGGGTTTGTTTTTTAAGCTCTTCTAATAATGTTCCTAATGTATAAATCTTATTCATTTATAATTTCTTTATTTTTAATAAATCATTTTTAATAATATCAATTTTTTTATTAATTTCAGGTAAAATTATTGTAGTACCTTGAACTTTATGTTTAAGATTACTTTTAACTTTTATTATTTTATTTATTGGTTCACCAAGATAAATACCTGTAGTAGAAAGTATATATACTTTTTCTCCATTAACTCTAACAATATAAAAAGATATATTTTCACCAGATTTCTTAGTTTTTTCTCCTAAGTCGTCTAAATTTATTCCAAGATTTGAATCGTTTATAATTTTTCTAGTTTGAACATTTGTTTTATATTTTTCTCTTTTTTTAATGTTTGTATAATATTCATGAGTATAAAACATTTTACTTAAAACTTTATCTTTTTTAGAATTATCTTCTTTTTGTTTTAATTTATCTTTCTTTATAGCGTTTTTTATTACCTTCGAAGTTTCTTTACTAAATATTTCATTTTTATGAAGTTCTGGAAGACCTTCACTTTTTCTTATAAAATTTAATCTTTTAAGCGATTTGTTAAATTCTTCTTTATCTCCTATTCGATAAAGAAGTTTTAATTTTTTAAGAAAATTTTTATCTGATTTAGATGCCTGATTTGGTAATAATTCTTTACTTTCTACAATTCCAGAATTATTTCTTATATTTTTAAGTAAATTATCCATTTAATGCTCCATTTCCACATTCTATTATTAATTCATTTAAATCTTTTAATGTTCCATTGTTGTCTTTTTCCCAAAGATGAATTTTTCTATTTTTAAAATCTAAACCTTTAAATTCATTTAATGATGATAATGCAACAATATTATTTCTATTAACCTTATTATTTTTAACTTTAACACTACCCAAAATAAAATCGCTAGCTGCTTCAAGCATAGGTGCTAATTTTGTTTTCCTGTTATATTCTTTAGAAGATTTAACAAGATTAAAAAAGTCTTCTTTATTTTCTATTAAGAAATCTTTACCAAACATATTTACTAATGCGCTCGCTGCTAATTCTTCTGGAGCTGCTCCTGCCTCTGCTGGAACTCCTGCTTCTGGTGGAATTTCTCCACCTAATTCTGCTCCACCTAATTCTGCTCCACCTAATTCTGCTCCACCTGCTCCAGCGCCTACTATTCCACCAGCGCCAGCAGCACCTGCTTCAAGCTTTTTTTGTAATGTAATATCAGATATTTCTTTATCTGACATTTTCATAATATGTTTAAGTATCCATTCGTTAGGAAATAAATTTAATTGTTGTATTGTTGCAATTAAAGACATTCTCTGATTAATCAATTCTATTTCTGTTATTTCTTTTACATTAGAAGGAGGAGTAAGTTCAATCATAAAATTATTTAAATCTTCTTTTTTATATCCTTTAAAAAATAATTCTAATGCTGCTATTTTATTTAATCCTTGAACTATTTGTGCTTGAACTCTTTCTATAAATCTACCAAATTTTTGGTCAATAGTTGAAAGAGATCCTTTCATCTCTTGTTGCTCTCCCATATAACTAGGAGGAATATTCATTGTCTTTAATATTTTATTTTTAAAATATGTTAATAGCGGATCTTCAGAGCCAGTTGCTCCCATTGCTTGTCCACCTTGAAGAGTTTCAATTCGTGTCCCAGTTTGCCCTTCTCTAACCGGAACAAATATATCAGATGTAATTGACATTACGTTTGCTTTTTTATTTATATTTCCATTCTCATCTACAAATGATTGAGTTCTATAAGCATTTTTCATTTTAGTTAAAAATCGTTTAGCCTCTACAGCATTGAGATTACCTACATCTATGTAGAATACTCTTCTTTCTGGTGCTCGGCTAATTCGATATACTAACATTAAATCTTCAAGCATTACTAAACGTCTATAAGTTCTTACTCCAGCTTCTAATAAACTACCTCCATAAGGAGCATGAGATTTATTGTCTATTTTAAAATGAATTATTTGCCAAGGAAATAATTTATATTCCTGTGTTTCTTTTTTTTCAATATTATCTTCTTTTTTAATTACTTTATATGAAAAGTGTGAAAGTTTTCCATCTTTCTCTATTCTTTCCATTTTATCTGGATCTAAATATCTAATACGTTTAATCTCTTTTGGTTTTTTATAATCATCAGGAATAATCTCATAGAAATTATCTCCCATTTTAACTGTCTCATAAAATATAGTCCATAACTCATTATTCATATCTAATTTTTTGATAAATAATTCCTCAAGAACTCCCTTAATGGCTTCATCATCAGAAAAGAATTTCATTACATCGCCTGCATCATTAGATTGTGATGCATCATCTGAAATTATTTCAATACCTCTATGAATAAATTCCATTCCATCCATTTCTTTATAAGTTATATATCTTGCTTTTCTATCATTTAAATCTTTGCCAGATCCATATTCAGTATCGTCAAAAAATATATTTAAGTTAGAACCATCATTGAATTCATTTGATAAATTTATTTTGTTTGGGTCAATATCTGTCTTTAATTCTTGTGAAAGTTCTGGAATAGCATTAATGTTTTTTTGTAATTTCCTTGCTGCTTTTTCATCTACAAAAACTTCAACTCCATCTATAAGTGGCATAATTATACTCCTGACTTCAAGGCTAAAGCAAGGGCTTCGGCCGCTTTTTTATCATTTTTTGATTTTAATAGTAAATATTGCTTTGAAACTAATTTCCCATTAAACATAATTTTTTTATTTGGATCTTTAGAAACTACTTTCTTATTTGGGTCTAATTTATCTTCAAGCTCTTCTTCTTTCTTTTCTAAATGATTATTATCCATAGTAGATTCTCCAGAACCTTTATTTATATTCCTTGTAACCTTACCCAATATACTTTTTTTATTGATATTTAACTTTTTATGAGAATTAGCTACTATATCATTTATAGTTATTCCATTATTTGTTTTATTCTTTATAGAGTCATTAGCATTAATAGCTTTTTTAATACCTCTTTTGGTTGGATTAACTCCTTGAATCATTCTATTCTTTAATAATTTTGTATTCTTATTTTTGTATATCATATCTATCTCTCTTTTAAGAATATTGCCACATTTTTACAATGTATTAATCCATATCCCATATATTCAATCCATTCTTTATAATACTTATGCTTTCTTTTATCTTTATAGTCATAATACATTATATCAGGATAATAAATTCCTGTATACCTTTTCCCTATTAATTCTATTGTTCTTAATATTATTTTAATGTTTGGTTTATCTTTTCCTAAATCAATCTTCCAATCATATCCTGTAATAGTTTGAACGTTATATTTATTAATTATATTATATTCATAAAAATTACAAAGATTTTTACTTAATTCATAAAATTCATTTATAGTTAATTCAGTTAAATCTAATGTTATTTTATTATCTTTATCATAAAATATATAACGAAATCCAAAATTTTTAACTTCTTCTTCTACTTCTACTCCTTCAATATTTATAATCAATTTATACTTCCTATAAGCCAATCATATTCTTCCTTAGAACAACCATGTTTACTTTGAAAATCATCATCATTCATATCTTCTGAAGAAATAACATCAAATGTCTCCGATACTTTCTTTTTAGGGTCATCCTCTAAATTATCTTTACTATCAGACTCTATTACTTCTCCATCATCAGTAATAAGAAATGATTCTCCTGAATTTATTGCTTTTGACCTTAAATATAATGCTAATGCTAATGCAATAATCGAGTCATCGTGACTTCCCTCACTATGGTCTGGTCGATTTCCTCCTGACCATATCCATGTTGATAATTCTAACCATAATCTCTTGCTATATATTTTAATAGTATCAAATAATTCTGGAACTGTTATCCAATCTATAAAATCGTTTGTTAAAAGTTTTCTTGTTTTAACATCTGTTATCCACCCAGTCATTCTTGTTATACCATTTTTAGTTTTCTTTTGCTTATATACATTATTGTATGGGTCAACTTCAGAGTAATATACTCCATTAAATATAGCTTCTCCAATACTATTACATTCTATTACTAAATATGCTTCATTATAATAATTTCCTATTTTCTTTATAAATCTTGAAAAGTTTGGTGTCGACATATGACCTTTATATTCTGCTACTTGCTCATATTCTCCTACATCAAAAATTTCTGCTGTTGAATAATCATTGCTGGTTCCTGTTGAAACATCTATTCCTATTATATAACGATGACCAGGAATTGGTTTTTTCCATACCCACCAACCTTCATACTCAGACGCTCCAAATACATCTTTTATTAATGGATCTTTTAATCTCTCTTCAACATTTGATAATACTTCTTCACTAAATACTTTATCTCCTGCAACAATAAAATCGTGAAGTATTTCTTGACGATATGCTGCCATTCCTAAATCATCATATGCTGCTTTAAGCCATTTATTATCTAAATATCTTTCTCTTGCTATTGGTTTGAAAAATTCACTATATTTTTTCTTAATTTCTGGTTTATAATAATATCCTTCTTTAACTGCTTTTTCAAGAATATCGTTATAACCTTTTTTAGGGCCTTGAATTCTATCATCATCATTTACTTCCCACCAATCAATTTCTAAATATTTAGTATCTTTAGAAGCTCCTGCTTTAGCTTTTACTACTTGTTCATAATAATAGGAACCTTTACCTGCTACTCCATTTGGCGTGTTCTGAGTAATTGCTCCATTAGCATAGAAGCTTTTTGTTTCAGGTATAACAAAATCATAAGTATGATTTTTCCCACTATCTATTTTTTTTATTTTTAAAAGATACCAATTCTTTTCGTAAAAATCTAACAATTTTTTATATTCTTCTGTTTCGTTTAAAATAGTATTATAATAATCTAAAATCATTTTTATATGATGTCTTGTAGTTTTATCATTTATATCATATCTTAAAATTCTTGCTGGAGATATCCATCCTTTTCTAATTCCTTTTGCAAGTTTTTGTTGTAATTTATTATCAACATATTTATTTATTAAATTATCTCTTATCCAATATTTGATATTTGGATAAGATTGAGAATTACTATATTCTACATGTTTTACTAATTTATATTTTTCCTGTTTTCTTTTTATGCTAAAACCAATTTTTTCATAAAATAACTTTGAAAAATAACTTGATAATGTTATTTGACCAACTAAACTTTCAACCTTAACTCTTGTTGATTTTTCTGGGCTTATAATATTCCATTTTTCATTAGAAATCTGTATACCAAACATATCTAATAAAATCTTAACTTGTTTTAATAATTCTTTAGAAGTAGAGGTAAAGCCTATTGAACCATCTCTTGTTCTACTATGTCCATCAGCATCAAATAAACCTCTTAATAAAGCAGAAATATTATTTCTGCTCATTTGTAATAATTTCTTAGGAAATATCTTGTTTTTTGCTTTTTGCTTCGTAAATCCTAATTGTTTTAATAATTCTACAAGATATTTTCCTTGTAATCTAAAATGAATATTATCTTCTTTTCTTTTTTCTCTATGACATTCAAAATGAGGATTGTTTAATAACCATTCTTGAGTTTCAATATCATTAGAAGTAATTATACAATATTGTCCTTTAAAATCAATATATCCATCTCCAACTAAAAG